ATGCGGCAGAAATGTCCCGGTTTCAGGATCATCGGTCCCGAGGGCTGCCCGGTCGCGCAACGTGCGGCGCTGGCGCTGGTCCTGCGGGGGCAAAGGATCAACTGGCTGGTCGGAGCGCGGGCTCGGCTGGTGGTCGAGCAGGCGAACGGCGTGGTGATGGCGATCGAGGACGGGCTCGCCATGATCGAGCTGATCGAGGACCTGCATCCCGACCGGCGCCTGCATCCCGCCAATCCCGAGCTGCGCGCCAGCCACCGCGAGATCATGGGCGGTGCCTTGCGCGCGCAAGGCGCCCTTGCGGCGGTGATCGCGGCGCGGAACCTGCGCGATCTGGACATCGCGGTGCATGACCTGCGCAACCGGCTGGCGCGGATCGAACATGCGCTGCCGGACGGCGACCCGAACCCGCCGCTGGCCAACCTGGACGTCGCGCTGCTGCCGCTGCTGTGGCGCATCGCCCTGCTGGACCTGCGCCACGACACCCATCTGGCCGACGGCATGCCGCGCTGCAACCGGCGCCTTGCCGCCGCGCTGCGCCATCCGGCGGTGCGGCAGGTCCTGGACCGCGGCGCGGGGCGGCGCTTCCTGGAAGAGGTGGCCCGGCGCGGCGCGGTCCTGGCCTTCGACGATCCGGGCAGCGAATGGGAGCGGCATTTCGAACCCGCCAGGGGCAGCGCAACGGACGGCGCCCTGCTGTTCCTGCGGCCGGGCGCCGGGGCCGGTCCGGTGATGACCCGCAACATGGGATAGGCCGGACCGCTGCGGGCTTGGCCGGCACTGCCATTGCCTGCCATAGCGACCGCCTTGCGATGCAAGGACCGGAGGCGGTCAACGGTAAAGGGTTCGGCCCATGGCTTCGGCCGAACTGCCGGCAAGGTTCTGGAACGGGCGGCGCGGCTGTCCGTGGCGCCGAGGGACTGGCGGAACAAGTAAGAAAGCGATGTGAGAGCGGCTTCCAAGAGACAATCCGGAAGTCAAGAAAAACCCTTGGCAAGGGCGGCCGAAGACGGCAGGGCCGCCTTCGATCCCGGCCGACAGATCGGAGCGGCAATCAAGCGCGCCGGGCGCTGAAACTGCAGCGGGCGGACCCCGAGGGCCCGCCCGATCAGAGGGGTCAACCACACCGCCGTTTGACCACGATGGGCATATTGCCGAGAGCGCGCCATGCGGCAACCTGCCGTCTTGGTTAGCATCGGCAATTGAATCGAGCGATCTGCAGCGCCCTGCTGCGGGACAGCAAAGGGCCACGGATTTCTCCGTGGCCGCGCGGCAGCTCTGCGCCCCGATCAGCAGACCAGCGGGCGATGGTGCTCGATGTGACGGACCGTCAGCTTCCGGGCCTTGCGGCCCGAAGGCAACGGTCGTGCGGGCTGCGGCACGAACTCCTTTTCGCGAAGCTCGGGGAACAGGGTGAAGATCTCCTCCCGCGCCGCCTGGCCCACCGACTGAAGCGCCTGCGCCCCGGTATAGAGCGATTCGGTCGGCGCGCCGTTCGATGTCACCACCTCGTGCCGGTCGAAAAGCAGATGGAAATATTCGACCTCGTGCAGGTCCTCGGCGACATCGACGCCCTCGATCTGCAAAAGCTGCTTGGCCGCGACCAGCACCTCGGTGGCGCCGAACATCTTCAGGGCCACTTTCGACCGGACAAGAACCCGGTGCTGGGGCGACACCAGAAGGTCCGAGGACGGGGTTTCCGTCCCCAAGGCACCGGCCTTGATGCGGATGGGCAGCAGCTTCGGCGTCGCCTTCAGCGCCGAGGCGCCGAGTTTCACCGACCCGATCCAGCGGAGGGGCTGATGGCCGTTATCCAGCGTCTGAACCAGATCTCCCACCTTGAGACTTTCGATCGGCCGCGAGCCATCGGCGCATTCGATCAAGGTGCCGCGAACGAAACAGACGATGTCCGTTTCAAATATGTCGGCGTTGAAGCCGATGGTGGCTACGGTGTTGTCGATCGGCGTGGCCGACAAGACCTCGACCTTTGAGAATCGCGTGATGCTGTCCCAATCGTTCACGGTGCTCGCCGATGGGCGAAAGAACAGATCACCGTTGCTCATCTGAATGAGAACGCCGTTCTGCTGCACCACGGAAGGATTGCCGTCTTCATCATGCACGGTGATCGCAAAGCGGGCGCTTACGAAGGTCGTTATCGTGACCCCACTTTGCGGGTCGCCAGCGGGATCAGTATAGGAAAACTGGCTGGCCGGCTGTTGAGCGGTGCCCTGATAGGTCGTCTTAAAATGATTGCCACCGCTGGTATAGTAATCCCCGGTCAATTCTACCGGCTTGATTTCATCCTTGCCTTCGGCCGTCCAGCCGACGATCTGGTTGGCTTGGGTCTGACTGATATTGCTGCCGGGCGTTGGATCAAGCAATGGTTGACGATTGCCGATCCACATGAGGTTTACGGTTGTATCAGGCACTGCACTCTCCTCGTGCAAGTTACCGATCCGCTTGGCGTAATGAGAGAAAAATTGTTCTGCTCACCCGCCTTGGAGGGTGTTGCTTTAAGCTCCATGGGACTCAACTTGTCCTTTTAGTCAGGTTGCGGAAAAGCTCGGAAAGCGGCGCGGGCGGGGCGAAAGAAGCGGCCGGCATATAAACAGCAGAAAGCCCCGCAGAATGGGGAGCTTTTGCATTTCGACCGAGAGCTATTCATGCGCTTGTTTCTTCACGTCCTCGGGCGGCGCGATTTTGTCGAACCGTGCCCCGACGGTCCGTTTGTCGCCAGTCGCCCGCAAATATATCTCTGCGAGCCTGGCCAATTCCGAGGGTCCGAGAAGCTTGCGGCCTGCCGCATCGTTTTTCCATCTTGGACAGCCGCGACACGCCCCCATGGCGCGGGTCGTATAAATGCAGGTCCTCAATGCCGAGAAGCTGGCCCCCCGGCGAATGTCGCGCTCGCCGCGGGGTGGTGTAGGGAAGATCCGCTCGTGATTGTGGCCCATCGTCTGCACGACTTCAGCATTTGGGCCTTCACCTTGCCGATCCGTTTGGTGGATCGCATCCGCCAGGGTGGCGCCGCCAGCCCGCGCGCCCTCCTTCTTCTCGAAGCCGGCCGTCTTCTTCCGGCCTCCAACCAGGCCTACCCGGCGGGTCGGCTTTCGACGCGGAGGCCCTTCTGCCGTCTCGCATTATCCGGACCTGTGCGGTATAGACGACGGTGCTGTCCTTGAGGCGGCGCTCGGTGATGGTCCTGTCGGATGTGCTCAGGTCTCTGCGAACCTTGCCAATCCCAGGCAAAGCAAAGACGAGAACCGGACCAAACCAGTAAAAACAAGGCAGGATCAGACGGCCCGACCAGTGTTGAAAATGGCTGAAACGGACAATTTCATCCGTAAAAACAATAGCGCGCGGCTGTCCGTTGCGCCGATGATGGACTGTCGGGACAAGTCAGAAAGCGACGGAAAATCATATCGCTAAGGGCGGTTTGGAAATTTAAGCAAAATTTTTAGCAAGAGCGCCCTATCGGCCGAGCGCTCTGGCTTCCTTCCGGGCCGATTCCGCCCGCGCATCGATGTAGGCTGCAAGGTCCGAAAGATGCACCATCTTCGCGCCCTTCTGGCTGTTCTCCATCCGAACAAGCGGCAGTGGGATCTCGCCGGTCGAGACCTTCCGCAGGAAGACGGGCAGGGTGAGCGGGGCGAAGAAGTCCTGGCACACCACATCGGCGCCGATCATCGCCCGGCCTTCGTATTGGGCCATGAGCAGCCAGATGGTATTGATTCCCTGCTTGCCCATCACGCCTTCCCCTTCCTGACCTCGCGGGCACGATACTCCAGCTTGGCGGTCGCCATGATCGCCGGTTTCAGCTCGGCCGGCGCGCTGTCGTAGTTGCGCCCGAACCGACCATTGAGCCGCGGCAGCATCGCGCGCGGCACGGCCTCCCAGTTGCTCGGGTCGGTATTGGTCCTGTCGCCGTCCAGGCATTTCAGGGCATGGCCGGCCGGGATCGGACCATTCTCTTGTTCCCAGAGGTATCGGTGTTTCATGACCCGGCGGGTGTCGGCGCCCGTGTGAGGGTTGGTTTCCGCTACGATGATCCAGACGTAGCCGTCCTTGGGGTCGATAGATTCATGTCCCGGTCCGCGCCAGGTGTGAGGCCTGCTCCCCGGCTTGAAGGTCGTCGCCATTACCTTGGCCCTGACATGGTCAGGCATCGGCTTGCCCTTGTTATGCGATACCTGGCCGGGAACGAACTGCCCGGTGCGCCCGGTCAGCCATCCGTTGCGCTTGCAGAGGGCTTTGAAATTCGAGAGCGAGACATCCTGCCGCATGAAGCGGGCGCAGAACAGGGTATAGGCTTCCGCCCGCGGCAGTTCCTTGTGCGCCTCGATCCAGGCCAGCTCCTCGGGTTCGTAGACAATGGCGCGCCCCTTCATGGCTCGCTTGCTCCGATTTTGGGCAGCATCGGCAGGATGCCTTGGCCGTGTTCGGCAAACAGCTTCGCCGCCTTCAGCTGCAGATCAGCATTGCCGACGATGCGATCGGCGACGGAAACGATCGCATCCGCGCGCTTCGCCTCCTGTTCGATCTGCTCGGGTGTCAAGGACTCGTCGGCCAAGCGTTCCAACTGAGCGAACAAGTGGTTGTTCAGATCTCCGAGCTTGTTTTTCATGACGTGACTCCTTCGATGGCGGCCAGCTTGCGCTCGGCGGCGGCTATCCAATTGCGGAAGGCCTGTTGCAGGCCCGCCGTTCCGCTCGAGCTGATGCCGTGCATGCGGATGGTGTTGGTCCACGCCTTGTCGTGGATCCGGGCGCCGTAGGTGGCGCGCAGATGGTCGGCGAGGGCCTCGGCGGCTGCGCGGTGCTGGCGGTGCTGATCCGCCCAACCTGCGGCGTTGTCACCGATCATCGGCAGAGCATCCAGGCGCTGACGCAGGTCGGCAATGGTGGATTGCACCAGTTGCGGATCGATGCGGTGCTTAGGCATCGAGCTTTCTCCCCTTGTTTCCCCAGAAGTCGGTGCAGGCGGCGATGGCGTGCCGCGCCATGGCCTCAATCGCGGCCTCAGGCCTGCCGCCCGTGCGCATCGTGATCAGGACGAATGCGCACATCAGGTCAGCGGCTGCGGTTGCAGCATCGCCGCCCAGGTTCCCGGCGTTGAGGCTGGCGGTCACCACGAGCGCTTCGATGCGCTTCTTGATCGTCTCTTCGTCGTGACGGTCAGCCATGGTCTTCCTCCCCAGCCGCGACCCACAGGCAGACCGCGATGGCCGTGACGCCCGCGATGGTGGTCGGCCAGAAGCCGAACGCCGCTCGCATCAGATGGAGGACCACATAGATCAAGGTGATCGCCAGCGCCGTGGTCAGGCCATCGATAAGCGTGCGCAGCATGCGTGTGAGCCGGTCACCCATCGCCTACCTCGCATTCCATCGGCTTCTCGCCCTCGGCGGTCGGCAGGAAACCGGTGCCGCGCAGCCATTCCCATTCGTCGTCGGTGCCCAGGTATTCGACCCACTCGCCTTCGCCGCGCATCTGGCCGGGCCCGGGCTGCTTGATCCAGCGATCAGTCATCGGTCCGGTCCTCCGACAACGCACGCAGGGTGGCCTTGACGCTGGCGATCCAGTCCTCCATCTCGCGGAGGGCCTCGACGGCGTGAGCGTCCTCGGGCGCATCGGACATGCGGTCTGGATTGCCCACGATGCGGATGGAGTTGCGCAGGCCCTCGGCCTCGACCGCCATCAGTTCGCAGCCTGCCCGCAGCAGGGCGCGCATTCCCGCCTCTGCCTTGCGGTGGGCGAGGACTTCGCGGATCAGGGCAGGGACAAGAGCGATGGCGCGGGCGTTGGCGGTGGGGTCAGATGATCCTCGTCCATCCTCCCATTGTGCCGCAGAGAAATCCTTGCGAACCCTGATTTCACATATAGTATTCCAGCTATCCCCGGTCAGGACTTGGGTTCCGTGAATGGAGCTGTTCCACGGCCCCGGCGTGATGCTCGCCGCCAGCCGCTTGAGTTCTTCCGTGGTCACGTCGCTACGCATCTTCCCCTCCTTCGGCTTCGGGGGCGGCGGGCAGGGGCATCCAGCCTTCAAACCAGTCATCGCCGACGCCCATGCCTGGAAACAAGGACCAGCCAAGGTCCAAGCCTGATGCGGTCGTGCGGCCCATATGCTTGATGGCGAACGGGCGATTAGCCATTCCCATCCACCGCTCTTCGAGAGTGGCTTTGGTGTACGCAAGAATGAACGTGCCATCCCTCGGCGCAGTCTCAATCGGCTGCCAGCGGGGGGCTGACGTCAGGGCGTCCCGACCGATCTCCGGCGCATGCCGCTCGACATACTCGGCCTCGCCCTGCGCGGCGTGGTGGTTGCTGACGTGGCGGGTGAGGCGAGGGGGTGAGGTGTAAATGCTGGTCATGCGTCACCGCCTTCCACGGCCTTCGCCCAGGCTGCAATCTCGGGCTCATCGCTGCCGCTGAACCGCCAAGGCATCGGGCAAAGCTGATGGGCAACCTGCCATTCGTCGATTGCAGCCCGGACGCGGGCCTGCAGATCGAGGTTGACCGCCGAATCGAAATCCAGGATCGGATCGCCATCCTCGTTGCAGAGGTCATACAGGGTTTCCTCGGCCGCATCGAAGAAATCGCCCTGGTCAAAATGCTTCGACACGCGGACCGGGTCTTTCGTGGCCCGCATGATCAGCCGATGCCGACAGGCTTTGGCCTCTGCTTCAGCCTCTTCGCGGGTGGCATAGGGTCCGCCGGTCCAGACCTCCTCATCATTCGAGGAATACCAAGCCGTGCTGGTGGTCGTCAGCTGTTCGATGGTTTTCATTCACACCATCCCCAGCGCGGACTTGTAGATCTCGATGACGGCTTCTTCTTCGGCAACATCGTCCTTGTCGCGCTTGCGCAAAGCGATGACCTTGCGCATGGCCTTGGTGTCATAACCGCGAGCCTTTGCCTCGGCGAACACCTCCTTGACCTGGTCGGCGATATCCTTCTTTTCGCCTTCCAGATGCTCGATGCGCTCGACGAACTGGAGCAGTTCCCCAGCCGCGATGCTATAGGCGCTGTCCGCTACCGCCTTGTCCTCTTCGGTCTCCTTCATGGGCGGAGACTTGCGACGCTTGCGGTCTGCGCCCTTCATGGCGGCGCTCACGTCCTCGGATCGCACGGGCATGTTCATGTGCCTCTCCTGAAAAGCTGTGGGTGATGAGCGGCCCGGCACCTCGCCGGGCCGCAGGCATGCGCGGCCCCCGACTACCAGCCGTCGCCGTAGCCGTCGCCGTAGCCGTCGCCGTTGCCGTAGCCGTCGCCGTAGCTGTAGCCGTAGCTGCTATGTATCGCGCTGCCCTGCTGGATCACCGGAACGCCCGGTGCGTCGTATGTCGCAGATGCTCCCTGATCGGCGATCAGGGAGGGGGCCTCGGGCGCCGCGACAGGTGCGGCAACGGTTGCGGTGTTCATCAACAAGTCCTCTTTCTGCGAAGCCCGGAACCGCCGGGCGCGGTGTGAAAGGAAAGGTGCTGGCCACCCCGGACACGGGAGGGAGGGAGGAACTCAAGCCAGAGCGGCCAGCCAGTGAGGGTGCGACAAGCGATCAACGGCACCCATCTCGGGCGAGGGGCGGAACCCCTCGTTCATTCAGCGGCCGCCGCGCGTCGGCCAGCAGCTCGCGGATCTCGCAGGCCAGGGGCGTGTTGCCGATGGCCGGAACCTCGGCCAGCACGCGCTGGCACAACTCGATGGCGCGCAGATAATCCGCCATCATCACCGGCATGCCCCCGGCGAAAGCGCGCGGCATCATCTCCACAGGCTTGCTCATGGCAAAAGCCTCGCCGAGCCCTCCGATAAAGCGACCCAGCCCGCCTCGCGCGCCTGCACGGCCGTGGGCGACAGAAGGTCCAGCATCGCCTGACCGTCCAGACGGCCGACCAGCAGGCCGAGCCCCATCCCGGCGAACACCAGCACCAGAACCCAGATCCAGAGGAACACCACGCCCCAGGCGATCGGCCGACGCTCGGAACCTCGGCCATCAGCCTCGGGAACCCCGTAGATCACGAAGGGGTCGCCGCCAGGCGCAAAGTCATGAACGGGAACGCCATCCTGCCGCCGATGCACGGCCCGCATGGCGATCTCATCCGCCTCGGCACAGATGTCGGCCGAGGCCGGGGCGCGGCACAGATAGGTGTCGACCTTTGCGAAATCGGCGCGCGCTTCACGGTTCTCGCGATCCCAGCGGGCGTCGTCCTGGTCTGTCGAAAGCATCGGATGATCTCCCAGTCGGCGGGATGCCGACGGGGGTTATATTGTGGGAATTAATTCCCACGTCAACAGAAAGTAGGAATGAATTCCCATTTTTTCCTTACTTGCCTGATTCGCCCTGCTATCCTGCCGGCAGGGTGGGCGACGATGCGCACCCAGCTGGCGCCAGGCTGCGGCGCATGAAAAAGCCCGCCGTGGGGCGGGCGAGGAGGCGGAGTTGATCAGGTCGATGATCGTTGGCATGTTGGCCTCAGGTGGCGCTGTGTTGCTGGTGCGCAGCGGTGAGGTCAGCCCGTTCCAGTCCTACTTGATTGGCGCAGGACAAGGCGTCGCATGGGCACTGCTTTGGGCCGCAATGTTGTTAAGGCGTTAATTTTTATCCTGGGTGGCGTCCCCATTTTCGATTGGTGGTGGAAGAGCCAGTTGCGGGGTTTCTGGAAGGAGATAGGCTATTCCCCCTCCCAAGAGCGATCCAGCCGTCATGACCTCAGACGCAAGCGCTAATGCGAATCTGCCGTGCTTTATGGGAACGGTAATGGCTTCCTTCAGCTTTTCCAGGAAAGGTTTATGGCGAGCATCTATTTCGGAAATCTCTCTCTCTATGTCGGAAGCCAGCGACTTAAGCTTCAGCCGTATTTGGTCTTCGGTTGCCCCTCGGCACTCGGTCAGGAATCGCAAAAGGGCGCGCATCTTTAGCGTAATAACCGCTTTCTGTATGGGTGGCAGATCGCTTTGCTCGACCATGCCAAGCCAGTGGTCTAGCGTAGAGGTGAACTCTTGTCGATCAAAGTTGAGTGATACGGGAATACGAGCGGTTACGACAGTATGACCGATCAGATTGAGGGTGCCTATGCTCTTATTGGGATGAGCGTGTCGGGTGAATTCTGCAACGGTGTCCTTTGTGATGGCGTGCAAAATTTTTCCTTGGATTTCCCGTACTTGAGACATTAGGTCCCGGACTGCTTGATCGGGTAGAGATGGGATAAAAGAAATCTCTTCGATAGCGTCATCAAATTTCCGCAGAAATCGAAGCTTTGCATCGCTGGTGTCCAGTTCCGGGAAGACCGATGCGAGAGCCTGGGCCAGCGGCAACTTTGCATCATTCGCCGCAACTTTCTTGATTGCCGAAACGATCTCATAGCAGGCAGTCATAGCTTAACCCCGGAAACGATCAGAAAAATAGTGTCTAAAATCATCTCCGCTCAACCATCTCGGCCGGCAGCGCCAGCCTGACCCGCGCCGCCCATTTGATACGCTGGTTGTGCTTGGTCTCCGCGGTCGGGTTGAGACTGATCAGATGGAACAGGCCGGGTTCGTCGCCGCGCTTCACCTGCTTGACCCAGGCATTGCCCTCGGCATCCTCGACGATGCAGGGACGGCCGATATCGTCGTCAGGGATGCCCTCGTGCGTCGCGCGCGAAAAGAACAGGATGTCGCCCGGCTGATACATGGGTGCCATCGAGTCGCCCTCGACCTCAACGGCGCCGATCGGCCGTGCAGAGCGCATGCGCAGCAACTGCGGGGGCTCGGCAACCTGGAACAAGCCGCCGTTGTCGGTGTGGTCGAATAGCGGAACGGATGCTCCTGCGCCGACGCGGCCAGCAATCGTTATCGATGGCGCTTGAGCTGTCTGGCTGATGATTGCTTCAACAGTGGTTCCAAGCTCCTCGGCGATCTTCACTGCGTTGGCAAGGGTTGGGGTCCTGACCGTCCCGTCGAGCATCTTTCGGATCGTGGACTTGTCCCCGATCCGCGCGCTGATGGTGGCTGGCTTCAGTCGAGGATTGTCCTCAAAAAGCTTCCGCAAACCGATGATGAAGGGGTGCTCGCTCATGCAAGGAAGATGCCCCGCAGACACAATCCCAGCGATAGGAATGAATTCCCTTGCACGAAGGGGAATTTATTCCTACCTTCGCGCACATGGAACAGTTCATCCGTGAAATTGAGGCCTACACGGCCCTGCACTGCATCTCGCCGCAGAAGCTGCTGCGGGAGGTGATCGCCGCCCCGTGGGGGCAGTGGCAGAAATGGAAGGATGGTACGTCCAGCCCGACTATGCGGATCGTGGACAAGATTCGTGATCACATGGCGAAGCATCCCGCCTCTCCCACCTCCGAGGACGCGGCATGACTGTTCATCATCCCGCGCCCTCTTTCCGTTCTGGTGATCGTCCTTCTGCACGGGGACACAACAGCACAGGATCATCTGAAATGTCTTTCCGAAAATGCGGCGGCGAGGAGGCCGAGCGCGCCTGGTTCGCCGGGCTGCTGTGGCGGGCGTTCCCGGATGCCCGGAGCGAGAACGAACTGGCCGAGCTGGCGGCGGATGTGCTGACCTCGGACAGTCGCCCGGTGACGCCGCGCACGGTGCGCAACTGGCTGCGCCGCGAGAACGCCCCGCATTTCCGCTATGTGCTGAAGGTGATCGCGCTGGTCGGCGCCGAGTCCGTGTTTCAGGTCATCGATCCGGAGGTGCAGTGATGCGGATCTGGTGGCGCATCGCCCAGCGGTATTATGCGGCCCGTCACCGGCGGGCCGTGCGGCTGGCGGGGGCATCCTCCGCCGCGGCTGCCCGGCTCAAGTCGCAGTCGGAAAAGTTTTTCCACAAGATCAAGGGGGCGCGGAAGCAATGACCTCCTCGCCCTCCGACAGCATCCCGCATGGCACGTCTCGCGGCTATCAGTATTACAGATGCCGCTGCGACGCCTGCCGCGCCGCCGAGATTGAGCGCCAGGCCGATTGGCGTCGCCGTCTGCGCGAGGGCAAGGTTCAGCATCGCTCGCATCACCCGTCCTGCGTTCCGGTCCGGGTGCGCGGCAAGGTCTATCCGTCGATCTCGATGGCTGCGGCCGCTCTGGGCATCGCTCCGACTTCGATCGGCCACCAACTGCGCCAGCGCGGTGACGCAGACCGCGCGGGTCTGGGCGCGAAGGCGCCTCGGTGCTGGACCCGGCACAATTCCAAACCGGTGCGGATCCACGGCCGCGATTTTCCGTCGATCCGCGCCGCGGCGCTGGCCATGGGCGTTTCGGAAGCGCATCTGCGTCGACATTTGTCCCAGGGCATGACGCCGCGCTATTCGCAGTATCTGCTGGTCAAGATCATGCAGGCGGACGCGCGGGCCGGTGTCGGAGGTGCGGAATGATCGCTGCCGTTTGCCCCAGTGCCTTGCGCAGCACCTCGTTCACGAATGCGCTCTTGTTGTCGAGCTTGTCGAGCTGGGCGGCAATCTCGGGCTCGATCATCAGGTTCATGCGCACTTTCCGCTCGGCGGCAGGCATGGCCGGGCGGCCACGCTTCGCTGTGGCGAAAAACGTGTCGTCCAGTTCCCGGACCTCGCCGTCCTTGCCGATGAGAGCATCTCTGGCGGGCGGATTGTCCTGGCCGGAAGCGGCGCCGTTGTCAGTGCGCCGCATGGATCTCCGCCCGTGCCGCCGAGGACAGGAACGCGCTGCGCGTCATGCCGCGCCGCGCCGCCTCGGCGTCGATGGCGTCCAGAAGGCCCGGGTCCAGGGAAATGTTCACCCGCTTGGGCGATCCGCGGTCCAGGATCAGGGCGACATGGGCGATCTGCGCCCCTTCGCGCCATTCGGCAAGGGCGGGATCGGCCAGGATATCGTCAACGCTGCGGGGGGCAGGGACGTCGAGGCCGTCCTCGCGCATGCCCTGGACGTGGAAAGCCAGCGCCTGCTCGCCGCGCTGGATGGCCTGCTCGACCGTATCGCCGTCCGAGATGGCGCCGGGAAAATCGGGGAAGCTGATGCCGAAGCCGCCGGCTTCGTCAGTATGCAGGAAAGCGACGTAACGCATGCTGGTCTCCTTTCAGCGCCATCCGGCCTGTCGATAGATCGACATGACGGTGCCGGGTTTGATGTCCTTGTTCGGGTGCGGAACGGTCACGCGGCCGGGCTTCTCCGGGTGCTTGAACTGCCAGTGATCGCCCTTGACCGCGACCCGGACCCAGCCGTCCGCTTCCAGCATCTTGATCAGCTTCCGGCTGTTGCGTTCCATATCCGCCCCTCTTTCTTGTGTATAGTGATACACAACAGCGCCGGACAATGCAAGGCGATTGTGTTTTATGATACACAATTTTCAGGGGCCGCCGCGCTGGCGCTGGAGGTCTTCGTTGACCTCTGCACTTCAGGGGGGAGTGCCGGGTTGGCTGGACGAAAGTATTCGCAGCAATACCACCGGCTGTCTGAAGTCGTCGTCTGGCCGCGAGATTGCGGCAAGGTTAAGCGTGGGGATGATCGGCCGAAAGGTTTCCCTTCCTGTCCGCCCGGTCAGGTTTCAGAACAGCGAAGCTTGGCCGCTGGCCCCCGAGCTTCCTTCGCCGTCATCATCGTCGTCGGCGAGTGCTTCGTTGACGCGGCCCTGGTTCGTGCCGAGCTCGGCGGCGATCTGCTGCTGGGAGAGGCCGTCTCGGCGCAACAGACGAGCGGTCTCCCGTTCCAGCCAGCCCAAGTTGGAGCGCTGGACCGTGATCTGGTTCAGCAAGACACCCGTCACCGGGTGGTAGTAAGTAGCCATGGTTTTTCCTTCCACGTGGCTGCTGTGGTGCCGCTGTCTGTGCGAGTGCAGCGGCTTCACTCGCAGGGCGACTCGTTGGCGCGAGTCGTCCTGCAATCCCTAGTTTCTGACACAATCCGGCAGAGCGTCCATCGGGATATGCTGTGGATAAGGCATGGGGAGATGGTGGCATGACGCAGGATAAACGCCATCTCTTCGATTCCATGGTTACCCTCTGGGAGGAGGCCTTGGCGCATGAAGGCAGGTCGGAAGATGCGATCGCATTGCTGGCCGATGCCTGCGCCTATGGGCTGAACGAGGGTGATTTTGATCCTCGACCAATAGTCGATCGCCTCCATGCGTCATTCTCTTCGCTGCACCGCGCAAAGCATGTGGGGGTGCGGCAATGACCGCGCCTTCCGCCAAGCCGCTTTCCGGCCAGAACAGCAGCAGCGCCGTCATGCAGCAGCGCACCGAGCCTCACGACAGTCTCGACGATTTCCCGACGCCGCCCTGGGCGACGCGGGCGCTATGCGAGTGGCTGGAGCGGGGTGCAGGAAACGACTGGGATGCCGCCGCTCTTTGGGGTCTGGTGGCACGCGAACCAGCTGCCAATCGCGGCCATATGGTGCGGGTGCTGCGCGAATTTTTCGGCGCGGTCGATGCGGCCGATGTTCATGACTATGGCGCCGGGTTCCCGGTCCGCGACTACCTGTTTGGGCCACTGCCCGACGCAAAGGACTGGACGATCACCAACCCGCCGTTCCGCCTGGCCGAGCAATTCATCCAGCGCGCGCTTGCCACCTCGCGTCGCGGTGTGGCGGTCATAGTGCGGTCGGCCTTTCTTGAGGGCGTCGGACGATACCGCGATCTGTTCAGCGCCTTCCCGCCCAGCGACATCCTGCAGTTCACCGAACGTGTGGTGATGCACAAGGGCCGGCTTTCGGCCAAAGGCAGCACGGCCACGGCCTATTGCTGGATCGTCTGGCGCAAGGAGGTTCAAGACGGCGTCACGCAATTTCACTGGCTGGCGCCCTGCCGGAAGCGGCTGGAGCGCGACTCCGATTATCCGACCGAGCCTGCCGAGATGGTCGAGGGGGTGCTGCTGTGACCCGCAACCGCATCCGCCACGAGAACGCATTTCGCGCCGGCGCCCGCGAGGGCATTCGCGATTTCCTCGCGGACCTGCTGGCACTGACACCGGCCGAGGCTCACGACGATCTCAAGCGGCTCGCCGCCAACGTCGCGGCCCGGCCGAAATATCAACGGATCGAGAGGGACAAATCGTGATCCGCACCGAAATCCTGTCCACCGCGGGCGAGTATGTGACCCGCGACCGCGCTGCCACCCATGGCAAGGCCGAGGATGGTTTTGCCGCCATCGCGCAGGTCTGGAGCGCCCTCGATGCCGCGCGCGGCGACCGGCCGCGCTCCGCGCTCGATGTGGCGCTCTACATGGCCGGGCTCAAGCTGGTCCGTGCCGCCACCAACCCGGCCCATCCCGACAACTGGGTGGATCTCGCCGGCTATGCGGCCTGCGGCGGCGAGATCGCCGCGGAAGGCGGTGCGGCATGAGGCCCTTGCATGCCGTGCCCACCGGCGAGATGGAGCAATACCCTCTCACGGTCGAGGATCGCCTCGACAGCCATTATTTCATGGCTTGGGAGCGCCGGCGCTGGCTGAACAGCGATATGCGGCTGCGCGGCACGCCCGAATGCCGGGCCCTGTTCTTCGACCTGATCAACATCGCATATGACCAGGCGCCGGTCGGCACCCTGCCGAATGATCTGGAACTGCTGGCCCGGCTGCTGATGGTCGATCATTCCCATTTCCAGCAGCTCTGCCGGCTGGAATATGGTCCGCTGCACAAGTGGTATCCGGTGATGTGCGGCAGCGAGATCAGGCTTGCGCATCCGATGGTGCTGCGGTCGCTGCAGGACGCCATCGCCCGGCGCGAGGACAACCGGGCCAAGAACGAGGCCGCCAACGCGGCGAAGCGCCTCCAGCGGCTGCGCATCACGGTCTCGGGCTATCACAAGGATCTGGCCGCCAATGACGCGGCTGTCCGCTGGATCGATGAGTGGCTGCAGAAGGAAGGCTGCGAATATCGGTCGGCATCATGGCTTGAGCGCGCGATCAGCGCCTGGGCCGATCACTCCTTCATGTTGGCTGGCAAGGGGCCCGGCGGGACCGTCTCCAGACTGTCCTGAATTGTCCGAAGGACAGTTTCAGACAGTCTCGGACAATCTCGGACTGTCCTGCACGACAGGGACATAGACAGAGACATGAAAAGGAAAAGACACAGGCCAATCCCCGGACACTGAACCGGTGCGGCTTGTGGATAACTCAGCAGGCTGGGGAAAAGAGGTGTTGGGATGAACGGCGAGGAACAGGCCCAAGGCGAAAAGCGGGTGATGCGGCTTCTGGTCGAGCCGCTGAAGAAAAGAGGGCTGGCGAAGCCAACGACGCTGACCGTTGCGGGCTTTGACGAAATGGTCAGGGATATGTGCGCCCGGTTGGCCTATATGTCGGAGGCGAGCCTCATGGCCTTGGAAGAACAGGTCGCCGCCAACCCGGGCGGGAAGGATCGCGACCGCTTTCCGATCTCCAACCTGATCCTGTCGTGGGCGGCGGACATCCAGCCGCCGGGCGACGGTGCGTCGCCCTTGATCAGGGCGGTCTTCGCCCATGCCTGCGGGCAGACGGCACTGGCCGAGGGCTGGGCGCCCGAACTTCTGGCCGAGCTGCGCAAGACACGGCGTTGGCCGGGCGGGTGGACGCTCAAGACCGTGCGAGATGCTGCGGCCAGTGCCGTGCGGCGTCTGCAGGATCTCGATGCCCGCTTGGCGCGCGAGGGCGAGATTGGACCGGCAGACCGGGAATGGCGGGATCAGCGCCTGGCTGCGATCCAGCGGTGCCGGGAAATCGCGGAAGGGCAGGCGGCATGACGAAGCAATATCGGGAAATGGTCGCGGGCCGCGCAGCAGCCGAGCGGGCCCGGCTCGATGCCATCCTGTCCCGCGCAACTCCGGTCGAGGGGTGCGGTCCGGCGATCCCCGTTGCCCCGGCCCGCGGGCCGCAGGTGGCGTTCATGCCGCATGTTGTGATGCCTGACGAAAAGGCCGAGAGCGGCTATAAGGTCGAACGCATCGGCTGGCGCGGGTTCAGCGCCGCGCGGGCGGCCGACATCTTCGACGTGCTGGAGCGGATCGCGGCGAAGCGGAAGGATAGGGATGGTAACCCGGGCAGGTCGCCGTTCAGCAAGGGACAGGTCAACGTCGCGCGGCTCTATCGCGATCTTGTCGAGCGTCACGATGCGGGCGGCATGCGCTGCGCCAGCCTTGAGGCGAGGCGGGGTTCCGGCCCCAGCGGCGGCGGCGAGTTCATGGATGCCTTCATCGCCGAGGGCGAGCAGATTGCCCTGATGCGGCGCAGGATCGGCGCTGGCGTCGCCATGGCGGTGCGGAGGGTCCGGCCCTCGAAGCGTGGCGGACCCGATGCCAAGCCGATCCTTGATCTCGTCCTGGTCGATGCGATCTGCCTGCATGGCGAGACATTCGAGGCGGTCCTCAGGCAGCATGGCTGGAGCAAGACCGGCCGTAATATCTCGGCCTTGATCGAGGCTCTGGCGGCCTGTCTTGATCGGATGCAAGGCTATCCTGATGCGGGTGTGCACAAAACATCTTGACGTCTTAGGACACCGCATCGCATATATATTGACATCATCCGGAATTGCGCCCGCAGGGATCATCATCCCTCGCGGGCGCTTCTGTTTCCGGCATACCCGAGCGCGCCTGCCGACATGCGCGACCAGAAGGGCCAGATGCAGCGGCGGGACGGCTGGCCGATCATCAAGCAGAGGGTGTCGCTCATGTCACGCTTCGCGCTCTACAAGACGGCGCGATGGCGAAAGGCACGGCTGGCGCATCTGCAATGCGAGCCTCTCTGCAGGCTGTGTCGCCAGCGTGGTGTCCTGAACGACGGCGCGCTCAAGGCCACGGGCGAACCGCAGCCCGATCCGCGCCGCCGCTTTCTTGTGGTGGACCACGTTGTCCCCCATCGCGGTGACCTCGATCTGTTCTGGGACCGGAGCAACTGGCAGACCCTTTGCCCGGACCACCACGACATCGTTAAGCAGCGGGAGGAGGTCAGAGGGTTCTCGAATGCCCGCGGCCCGGACGGCTGGCCCCTCGATCCGGCCCACCCGGCGAACCGATGACCGCGAGGGTGCGATCCGAACCGAGATGCCCGGTTATCGGGCAGGCCGGTCCCTGGGGTCACCCCAGAGGGGGGTGGGTCGAAAGTTGGGGGCCTCGGCGGCGGGGACCGGCGGCCAAGGTTTCTGTGCGCAAAGCTGGAATTGGATAGAAAAAGCCCAAGGTAGGAAGAGGTTATGGCAAGAGGAAGACGGCCAGCCGAAAGCGCTGTCATCCCGATGCGGGAAGTTGGCGATGCGGGCCACAATCTCCAGGCCCGTGCGCTCGCCCGCGCCGCCCAGCTTCGGCCGGAAGGGCTGCTGGACAAGGAGCGTTGGGTTTACGACCGCCTGGCGCCGCCGCTCTGCCATCCGACCAAGGACAGGCTGAACGAGGTGAACATCTTCATGTTCGTCCAGCTCTGCCGCTCGATCGTGCGCTATGAGGATTACCAGGTTCTGCTTGCAGAACTGGGTGAGACCTATACCGCGAAAACGCGCAACGGCGATCAGGTCAAATCGCGGCCGGAAGTCGCGCAGCTGAACGAGACCTGGCGGCAGATTCGCGCGCTGGCCAGCGATTTCGGCATGACGCCGGCGGCGGAACGTGCCCTTGGTGCGCAAGGGCAGCTCGGCTTCAGCTTCGGCGAAGGTGATGACGACTTCACCTGACGCGGACCGCTATGCGGCCGATCCGGTTACCGCCTGGGCGCAGGATGTCGCGGATGGCAAGATCGTCGCCGGCCCGCACATCCGGGACGCGGCAGCCCGCCATCTGCGGGATCTGGTCGAGGGCCCGGGCCGCGGCCTGCTGTGGGATGTGGCCGCCGCCAAGAAGGTGATCGCCTGGTTCGCACGCAACCTGCGCCTGAACGGCGGCCAGTTCGAAGGGCGGCCGTTCGTGCTCCATCCCAGTCAGGCTTTTCGCGTCGGATCGCTCTTCGGCTGGAAGCACAAGGCAACCGGCCTGCGGCGGTTTCGCCGCTTTTACGACGAGGAGGGAAAGGGCAACGGCAAGAGCCCGATGCTCGGCGGCATCGGCCTTTATCTGATGGTCGCGGACGGAGAAGCGCGGGCCGAGGTCTACTCGGCGGCAGCCAAGAAGGACCAGGCGCGGATCCTGTTCCAGGATGCCGTCGCCATGGTGGAACAGTCCCCGCGGCTCAGCAGCCGGATTACCTCGCAGGGGCAGAACCCGGTCTGGCAGCTGAGCTACAAGGGCAAGGACGGCGGCACGCGGTTCTTCAAGCCGATCGCCAACGAGGCCAAATCGGGCGGTCAATCCGGGCCGCGTCCGCATGGTGCGCTCTGCGACGAGGTGCACGAGCACCCGAGCCGAGACACCATCGACATGCTGGAGCGCGGTTTCAAGTTCCGCATGCAGCCGTTGCTCTGCATGGCGACCAACAGCGGCTCGGATCGCAAGTCGATCTGCTGGGAGGAGCACCAGCACGCGGTGCGCGTCGCGGCCGGCATCGTCGAGGACGATTCGACATTCGCTTTCGTCTGCTCGCTCGATGATGGCGACGATTGGGAGAATGACCCGTCCTGCTGGGTCAAGGCCAACCCGCTCCTGGACGTGACGATCACCAAGGAATGGCTGGCGGCGCAGGTCGAGCAGGCCAAGAAGATGCCTGGCAAGCGCAACGGCATCGCCCGGCTGCACTTCTGCGAGTGGACGCAGGCGCAGACCGCGGCGATCAAGCGGGAATCCTGGCTGAAATGCCAGGGCAAGGTTGATCTGCGCGAAATGGTCGACGCCGGTTATCCGTGCTTCGGCGGTCTCGACCTCAGCCAGACGCGGGACTTTTCCGCGCTCACCCTGACCTGGCTGCTCGATGCCACCAGGGACGCTGAGCGGTTCCTCTCGCACACCTGGTTCTGGACGCCGAAAGACACGCTCGCAGATCGCGCGGCCATGGACCAGACGCCCTATGACGACTGGGTGCGCTCCGGGTTCATCGAGGCGGTTCCTGGAGACCGGCTGAAATATGCCTGGCTGGCCGATGCCATCGCCCGGATCAATGCCGAATTCGCCCCGCAGGTGATCGGCTGCGACCAATACGGCCTGGAGCGGCTCCAGGAGCATCTGACCGACATCGGCGCGGTCATACCGGCGGAAATACACCCGCAGGGCTTCCAGAAGCGGATCCTCGAAAAGGATCCGAAGGCACCCGAAGGGCAGCAGGAAATCTACCTGTGGATGCCCGACAGCATCAACAAGCTCGAAGCGGCAATATACGAGGAGCGAATCTTGATCGATCAGAACCCGCTCCTCGACAGCATGGCGGCCAGCGTCGTCTATGCGGAGAACCGCACCGGGCACCGGATGTTCGACAAGCCGAACGCCTTCGGCCGGATCGACGGCATGGTGTCCCTTGCCATGTCGGTCGGCGTCGCGCTTTGCAGGGCGCCGAAGGAAGAGCAGCGCCGGCGGAAGAACTCCTACTTCCAGAGCCTGGTGTCGGCATGAAGCTCCTGCGCAAGATGTTCGGCCTGCAGGATGGCAAGAAGCCTCTGGACCTGACCAGCCATACCGACTTCCAGCCGCAGCCGGGTGTCATGGATGCGGGCGTGCCAGTCTCGGCCCGGTCCAGCATGGCGCTTTCGGCGGTCTGGGGCTGCGTCAACCTGCTTTCCGGCACGATCAGCTCGCTTCCGCTACAGGTCTTTGTCCTGGGCGAGGATGGGCAGAGGACCGTGATGCGGGATCACCCGCTCTATTCCGTCCTGCATGACAGCCCGAACTTCGACCAGACGGCACTGGATTTCTGGGATTTCATGACCATGGCGGTCGAGTTGTGGGGCAATGCCTATGCCCGCATCGATCGTCTCGGCGGCAGGATCGTCGCCCTCACCCCGGTGCGGCCGGACGCCGTCACGGTCAGGCGCGAGACCGGCGGCGCCTTGCGGTATCGCTGGACCCAGGATCGCAAGCAGTACGACCTCACCGAGGCGGATGTGCTGCATATTCGCGGTCCCGGGGGCGATCCGCTGGGCGGCATGTCCACGCTCGCTTTCGCGCGCTCGACGTTTTCGCTGGCCATGGCCGCCAATGCCACGGCGGCGGCGATGTTCCGAAACGGGCTGAAACCGTCCGGCGCCTTGCAGTTCGATGAATGGCTGTCGGACGAAAACCGGAAGATCGCCCGGGAATACATGGTCGCCGAGTTCATCGGCGCTGCCAACGCCGGCAAGCCCTTCGTGGCGGAAGGCGGGGTCAAATGGCAGAGCTTCAGCCTGACCCCGGAAGACGCGCAGATGCTCGAATCGCGGGGGTTCTCGATCGAGGAGATATGCCGGTTCTTCGGTGTCCCGCCGGTGATGATCCAGCATAGCTCTGCCACAACGTCCTGGCCGACCGGTGTCGAGCAGCAGGTGTTGCTGTTCCAGAAGTTCACCCTGCGCCGGCGCCTCAAGCGCATCGAGATGGCCCTGGCCAAGCAGCTGCTGACCGATGCCGAGCGTCGTCGGGGGCTGATGATCGAGTTCAATCTTGAAGGGCTGTTGCGCGGCGACAGTGCGGGTCGCGCGGCCTTCTACAAATCCGGCCTGAACGACGGCTGGCTGACGATCAACGAGGTTCGGGCGAAGGAAAACCTGCCCGCGGTCGAGGGCGGCGATGTGCCGCGCATCCAGAAACAGAACGTGCCCATTACGGATCTCGAAGCGCTGATCCAGGGCGGCAAGGTCAATGAGGTCTGACATGCAGGTCAAGCAAGGCGCTGCGCTCCTCGACATCAAGTCGCTGGGCGAAAAGGGACAGTTCGAAGGCTATGCCAGCACATTCGGCGGCGAACCGGACAGCTATGGCGACATCATCGCGCCCGGCGCGTTCTCCGAGAGCCTTGCCAGCCATTCGGCGCGCGGCACCATGCCCAAGATGTTCTGGCAGCATGATCCGCGAGAACCGATCGGGAAATGGCTGAAGGCGGCCGAGGACGGCAAGGGGCTGCTGGTAACCGGCCAGCTGAACATGGGCGTGCAGCGGGCGCGCGAGGCTTATGAGCTGCTGAAGGCCGGCGATATCGACGGTCTTTCCATCGGTTACCGCATCCAGGGCTATGAGGTGGACGAGGACCGCGATGTCTGGACGCTCACGAAGCTGGATTTGCGGGAAGTGTCGATCGTCAGCATCGGCGCCAACGAGAACGCCACCATCGCCGCGGTGAAATCCGAACGGCGGGTGCTGGAGGTTGCAGAAAAGCTCAAGGCCGGGGACCGGCTGACTGAGCGGGAGTTCGAGGATCTGCTGAAGGGGGCCTTCGGCCTCTCGAACTCGCAGGCGGAGCGTGCCGCGCGCGTCCACCTGAAAGGTCAGGGGGAACCTGACAGAGCGGCGGATCAGCTTGCTTTCTTGCAGGCGCTGACGGGCTGAGGCCCATCCCTATCATTGCTGGAGGTTCCCCATGTCGGAACATAAGACGCCCGAGCAGCTCGCGGCGGAGTTCAAGGCTGCACAGGATGCGGCGATCGAGAAGGTCAAGGCCATCGCCGAGGATGCGCTCGGCCGCGTCAAGGCCGGCGAGGCCCTGACCGAAAAGGTGAAGGGCGATGCCGATGAGGCACTCGTCAAGATGAACGAACTTGCCGGCCAGGTCACCGAACTGGCTCAGAAGATGGCCCGCGCCGATGGCGGCGACGGTGCGGCGACCAAATCCATCGGTGAGCAGTTCGTCGAAAGCGAGGGCTTCAAGTCCTGGGCAGACGGCCGGCCGCGCCAGGGCAAGTCGGATCTCGCGGTCAAGGCGACGATCACCACCTCGGCCACCAATGCTCCGGGCTCTGTGGGTGCCGCAACCGATCGCACCCGGTTGCCGGGCGTGTTGGAACTGCCCCGTCAGCGTCTGGTGGTTCGCGACCTCATCACCCAGGGCCGCATCGACAACGCTGCGATCGAATACATTCGCGAGGTCGGCTTCCGCAACAACGCGGCACCGACGGCGGAGACGGTCAAGAAGCCGGAATCCGACATCCAGATGGAACTGATCTCGACCTCGGCCAAGGTCATTGCCCACTGGATGAAGGTTTCCAAGCAGGCGCTCAGCGACGTGTCGCAGCTGCGCTCTCACATCGACAATCGCCTGCTCTGGGGCTTGGCCTTTGTCGAGGAGACCCAGCTGCTGCATGGCGACGGCACCGGCCAGAACCTGCATGGGATCATTCCCCAGGCGAGTGCCTATGCCGTGCCGGCGGGAATTCCGACTGCCGGGCTGACTGTGATCGATACACTCCGCATCGCCCAGCTCCAGGCGGCGCTGGCCCTCTATCCGGCGACGGGCCATGTGCTCAATCCCATCGACTGGGCAGTCATCGAGCTGACCAAGGACGAGATCGGCCGCCACATCATCGGCCAACCCCAGGGCGATGCGCCTGCCAGCCTCTGGCGCCTGCCGGTGGTGGAGACGCCCGCCATGGCGCAGGGCAAGTTCCTGACCGGCGCCTTCCAGATGGGCGCCGAGGTGTTCGACCTCTGGGATTCGCGCGTCGAAGCGGGCTTCGAGAACGACGATTTCACGAAGAACCTGCTGACCCTGCTCGCCGAGGAGCGGATCGCGCTGGCTGTCTACCGGCCCGAGGCCTTCATCTACGGCGACATCATGCCGGCGGAGCCGGAAGAGCCCTGATCCCGGTGACGGCATCCGTGGGGCGGCAAATGCCGCCCCGCGCCACCATAGGAGGTTTCCATGAAGTTCGACGTTCTGCGGGAGCATTACGGTGATCGGTTCTATGTCGCCGGGGAAACGCGCGAGGCGGAAAAGTCCTCGGTCGCTCATCTGCTGCGTTCCGGCGTTCTGGCCGAGAAGGCGGCAAAAAGCGTTCCGAACAAGGCGGCGCCCGCGCATCCGAACAAGGCGAAAACCGTCCCGGACAACAAGGCGAAGTCGTGAAACTTGAGCGGATCAGCGGCCCGGAAGGCGTTTTTCTGACGCGAGAGCAGATCAAGGCCCATCTCCGTGTCCTTCACGACGACGAGGATGAGCTTATCGATGCCCTGGGCGACACCGCCATGGCCCATATTGACGGTATCCGCGGCGTGCTCGGGCGCTGCATCCAGCCGCAGGAATGGCGCTTGACATATGAGGACGGGTTCAGCGGCGGGTGCATCCGGCTGCCGTTTCCCGGGGTAGGCGATGCCGCGGCCGTATGGCGGGACGAAGCAGGCGATCCCCAGGAGGCCGAGATTCGGCGTATGGACTGCGGCATCTGGACAGAGGTGATCGTCACGGCACCCCCCGGCCGCGCGGTCGAAATCACCTTCACGGCCTCGACCCCCGAGGATGTCTGGCCGGCGATCAGGACTGCGATGTTGCTTCTGATCGGTCATTGGTATCGCAACCGCGAAGCGGTCGCGGTGGATGCCCGCTTCGACACGCTGCCCTTCGCCGTCCGCTCGCTGCTTTCCCCTCTCAAGGTTCATTGGGTGTGACATGATCCCCGCCGGCGATTTCAACCGAATCGTGGCCTTTCTGGAGCCCGTCCAGCAGCGCAATGCGGATGGCCGCATCGTCCAGTCCTGGGAGGAGCGGTTTCGGGCATGGGCCAAGGTTCTGCCCCTGCGCGGCGGAGAGCAGGTCATGCAGGCGAGACTGGCCGCGCGAACGCCTGCCATCGTCACTATCCACACCAGCGCGCGGGCGCGCGAAGTGAATGCGAAATGGCGGGTCCGGATCGCGAATCGGCTCTATGACCTGAAGGAGCATCCCCGCGAAGATAAGGACGCCTCCTGCTTTGACATGCTGGTCGAGGCTCAGCCATGAGGGCGGGGCGCATCCTCCGGCGGTTGATCATGGATCGGATCATCGATCAGGTGCCCGCATTCGAGGGCCGGGTCTATGACAAGGCGGTCGAAGATACGCCCGTGCCCTATGTCACCATGGGCGCGAGTTACGGTATCGACGACGACGCGGAATGCATCGAGGCCCGGTTGATCACCGTGCAGGTCGATATATGGGACAGCGCCCGCGACGAGACGGGCGATGTGGACAAGGGGGTCTGCGAGGATCTGACCGATGATGTGGCCGCGGCGCTGAAAGGCTGGGCCGACACCGACGCGCTGACCATGCACCCGCTGCGCGTGACGCTCGTTCGCGTCATGGATGATCCCGACGGCGTGTCGGTGCATGGCGTGGTGCAGGTCGAAGTGTTGGTGGAGGGGTGACCCGGGCTAAAAACCGACGGTTCTTCTTTTGCTTGCGTCAATTTCGGCCAGTTTTTTCTTCTCTCGCTCCTCGCGTTCAATCTCTGCGCTTGCATCGTAGTGCTCACGGCCAACCAGCGCCAAAACCGCACCGGCCGGCGTGAGCAGGCAAGACAGAGCCACGATGAATGCCTCCGGCCGCTCATACGGTGAACTGCTCAAATAGCTCATGACCAACCATCCAGAGATGGTCGGTCCAAGGATGAAAAGGATAGCCCCGAGCATGCCTTTTGGCGTGAAGCGCTGGCGATAAATCACCGATATCCTCCAGGTTGTGAATGGCCCAGCTTAATCCCCGGATCGTCCGGAAACTCAAGCAGATTCCGGATGTGGCAGTCGAGGCGGCGCGCCAGGCTATGGAAGAAGGCGCGGAGGAGGTCTGCGAATATATCCGCAATCTGGTCCGTTCGACCTTCAGGCAGCAGTCCGGCGACATGATACGGTCGATCGGCTGGACCTGGGGAGAGTTGCCCCCGGGCACATTCATGATCGACGAGATCCGCAGCGGAAAGAACAAGGGCGACCAGTACGCCGCCTTGCGGATCAGGATCTATGCCGCCGCCGGGGATGGCTTCTATTTCCGGTTCCATGAATTTGGAACCAAGGACGGCCTTCCGGCCCGGCCGACCTTTTATCCGGGCTGGAAGGCCAAGCGGGCGGAGTTTCGCAAACTGATCCGTGACCGCGTCCGGGCGGCAATCAGGGAGGAGTGGCGCCGTGGCTAAGGCAATCTTCACGCGCGAGTTTCATTATACCAGCATGACGCGCAACGCAGGCTGGTCCGCCTATCCCAGGGATGAGCCGCAATATTACCCGCGAGAGTTCATCGATGCGGCGGTCAAGGCAGGCTGCGCGAAAGAGTCTCCGCCTTCGGTTCGCAAGGGCCGGGCAAAACCGGCCGCCGAGGCCGATTAATCGGGCGCGACATCGGGCCCTTCAAACCGACCATGCCGCCCTGGGGCGGCATTTTTCATGGAGCTGAGGCATGGCAAAACCGATTACCGAGAAGTTCGAGCAGATGACGCTCGAGGTCGCCACCGACGAGGCTGGCACCACCTGGACCAAGATCTGTGGCCTGGTGGGCGTCACGATCACGCGGTCGGCCACCTTCGACACGAGCGAGGTTCCTGCGGATTGCGATGATGAGTCGCTGCCTCTCGATCAGGAACGGGCGCTTCGATCGCTGCAGGTGTCGGTCTCTGCCGACGGTGTCTGGGCGCAGCAGTCCCACGAAATGATGCTGGACTGGTATTACGGCGGCCAGAGCAAGCTCATCCGGATCGGCAACCAGAATGCCGCGGTCGGCGATACGCAATACGAGTCGGGCCCGGCGGTCATGACTACGCTTACCAACCAGCGGACCAAGGGCCAGAAGGTCACGGCATCGATCGCGCTGGAATTCGATGGCACGCCGACCCGCCTGCCGAGGGCGGCTTGATGGCGCGCGTCGTCATGCGTTGGGCGGGCGGCGAACACGCTGTCCGCCTTGGCATCGCCGAGGCCGAGGTGATCCAGCAGAACACCGATTGCGGCCCCGAATTTCTGCTGAACCGCATCAGCCTTGGGCAATGGGAACTGCCTCATCTGATGGAGGTGATCCGCAACGGGCTGATCGGTGGCGGCATGGACGAGGTCGAAGCCAAGCGGCTGGTCGATCGCGTAGTGGCGCAGCAGCCGTGGATTGCGCTGAAGAACCCGGCCATGGAGATCCTCTCCCTTGCCCTTTACGGCCCCCCGGATGATCCGGCGGGGGAGGATATGCCGGCGGGCGATCAGACGCAGGAAGGCTCCCTCGCGGAAAATGGAAGTTCAGCACCTATTACGGGTTAGGTGCCGCCATGGGTTTCACGCCTGCGCAGGTGGGCGCGATGACCCCGTGGCAGTTCATGGCGTGCGTTGAAGGTTACGGCCGGGCAAACGGCTGGAAACCCGATGGCGGTGGCGGCGGCGCGGATGCACTGTCCGACGCTGATCTCAAGGAAATGGGCATTGTGGGCTTCTGATGGCTGAAGAACCGGATCTGATCATATCTGCGGGCTTTTCGGACGCCCAGCTTGTTGCCGAGTCCAACAAGGTCGTCGCCGCGTTCCGCAAGCGCGGCGAAGAGGCGCAGAAGGCGTTCCAGGACGCGCGGGGCCGGGTGACCGATACCCAGGCCGCGCGGGCGCATGCCCGTGATCTTGACCGCCTCGCCCGGCAGTACGATCCGGTCTATCGCGCCGCCAAGCGCTATGAGGAAGAGGTCAAGCGCCTCGATCGCGCCCTGGACGTCGGTGCCATCAGCCAGCAGCGCTATACAGCCGAGGTCGCAAAGGCCGCCCGGCAGATGCACCAGGCCGGCGAGACGATGCAGGACGCTGCACGCAAAGGTCAGCAGATGGGCGCCGGATGGCAGAACGTCGGCTGGCAAGTCGGGGATTTTGCCACGCAGGTCGGTGCAGGCACCAGTGCTGCACAGGCGTTGGGTCAACAGCTGCCTCAGCTCCTTGGCGGGCTAGGGACGGTGGGCGCACTTATGGGCGCCGGTGCGGCCATCGCGATTCCGCTTGGCGCAGCGCTGCTCAAGGTGGCGATGGATACCGAGACGCTGGACGAAAAGCTCGACAGCCTGGAGAAGACCACCGGCGCATACCTGGACGCTGTCGAGGCGGCCGAAACGCCTCTGGAACAGCTCCGCCTTCAATACGGCGACTTTGCCGACGAGATTGCCCGGGTGAACGATCTGACTGCAGTCCTGACATCCGTGCAGGCGCGGGCCGATCTCATGGGGTCCGCCAACAAGTTCGCCGGGACGGTTTTCCCCGGCCAGGCAGTGTCTCGCGCCCCGGGCCTTTCGGATGCGGAATGGTCCGCTGTTCAGGAGGCGCAAGCGCGAAAGCTCGCGCGGGCAACGGGTGCGAGCGTCGAGCAGGTGGTGTTGCTGCAAATGGCAATGCGCCGCCTGGAGACCAGCAACAGCATCGAAGCGGTCCGGACGGATGCCGAGTATTTTCGGGACGTGCTGATCAAGATTGCAGGTAGTGCCGAGGCGGCGGCCCAGAAGTTTCCCGAGCAGATGGGGACCCTGAACACGCTGATCACCTCAGCCGCAGATCAGCTTGCGGCAGCGGATCGCCAGCGGCGCGAGGCGCAGCAGGATCTTCTGGCAACCTATGACGCGAATACGCAGAAGCTGAAGAAGCTGGCCGATGAGCGTCGCCTGGCCGAGGAAAGCCAGACCGAGGCGGTCAAGGCCGGCAAGATCGAGCAGGCCGATGCCTATGGCCGGGTGATCAAGGCCATCGATAAGGAGGTGCAGGCGGTCCGGCAGTCGATTGCCGAGATGGACGGCACCTTTGAGGCCAGCATCAAGCGGATGCAAGAACTGGCCGGTGGCCTCGGCGGTACGATCAACGATGCCATCAAGCAGTGGACGGGGCTCAATCTCCGCGAATGGGGTCAGGCCGGGACTGCGGCGAACAAGGGCATCCTCGACCTGATCGCCCAGCGGGAAAGCCGGGGCGATTACAATGCCACGCTCGATGATGGGCGCTGGACCGGCGGCGCGCGCAATCTGGTGAACATGACGCTGCGAGAAATCCGCGCCCTGCAGGAGTCGATGCGCACGCCTGAAAATCGTGCCCTTTATGGCAACGGTGCCGGATCGTCGGCCTTGGGCCGGTATCAGATCGTCGGCTCTACCCTCGATGACCTGATGAAGCGGCTCAAGCTGACCGGTGATGAACTGTTCACGCCCGAGTTACAGGACCGGCTGGCGATGGAGCTGCTGCGCCAGATCAAGCCCGGCGATGTGGAAGGTATCCGCAAGGTGTGGGCGGGCCTGGAGAATGTGCCTGCGCCGCTCATCCAGCAGGCCTGGGGCCAGCAGTCCATTTCCCGGGTTGATCCTGAGGTGCAGAAGGACCTCGACAAGGAGATCAAGGATCGCGAGCGGCTTGCCGAACAGGCCCGACGCTATGGTGACCAGCTGGCCCAGAACCTGCTGACCGAAAAAGAGACTGCCCGCCTGGCAGCCGAACAGGCCGATCAGATCGCTGCTATCAAGGCGTCCGGCATGGACGAGGAAGCACAAGCCAGGGCCATCGCCGCCGTCACCGCCGAAACCGAGCGCCAGCGCGTCGTCATGACCCTGCTGGCCGAGGCCAAGCGCCGCAATGTCGATCTTGATGCGATGCTTGCCGATGGGTCTATGACCTACAGGCAGGCGATCGAGGCTCTCGGGGAGGCCAAGAAGGCAGACATCATCGCCACGCAGGAGCGGGCGCTCGCAGAGGGCAAGGCTGCCGAATCGCAACAGCTGATGGCGGATGCGCAGCAGCAGGTCAAACAGGGCTTGCTGGATTCGATCCTGGCCGGAGAGAGCTTCGCGGACGTTCTTGCCAATGTCGGCAAGATGTTCGCGCGCGCCGCCCTCGAGGCCGCCTTGTTCAACCAGGGAGCCTGGTCCTCGGCCGGTGGTGGCAACGGGCTCCTGGGTGGAATCGTGGGTGCGATCTTCAACGGCTGGTCAGTCGGGGGTTACACTGGCCCCGGCGGCAAGCACGAGCCGGCCGGGATCGTGCATAAGGGCGAGGTGGTCTGGTCGCAAGACGATGTGCGGCGCGCTGGTGGTGTCGGCGTGGTCGAAGCCATGCGACGCGGCCGGAGGCTTCCCGGTCTCGCCGATGGCGGCGTGGCGATGGCCAACATGCAGCCGCCCGCCATTCCTGTTGGGTTCGCCGCGAGCCGGTCGAATTCGGTCAATGCCACCTTCGCGCCGAACATCAGCATCGCGCCCGGTGTGACGCAGGCCGAGCTGGCAATGACGATGGCTGCAGCCCGACAGGAATACGAGCAGAACTTCATGCCCATGCTGCAGAAGCACCTGCCAAGCTATAATGAGCGGTATTCCTGATGCCCGAAATCATCGACTGGCCATGTAACCTGATCCGGGCTCTGGATGTCAGCTATTTCATTCAGTGGACCTCGCGCGAGGCCGGGGCGAACCTGGCAGGCGTGCCACAGATCCTCACGCCGAACATGGGCGTCTGGCGCGTGGACATTACCATTCCACGCGACTTCGACGGCACGCGGGTTAAGGAATTCGAAGCGCTCGTGTCGGAAATGCGCGGCCGATACAATGTCGCCAACCTCTGCATCTGCGATCCCTACAAATACGGGTCCAGGGTCAGCCCCAAGCAGTTCCCTTTCGCGGACGGCACTTGGTTCAGCGACGGCACGGGCTTCGCCGATCCGACGCAGGGCACGGAGTCAATCGTCACCACTGCGCCGGTCGCGGCCGGGGATAATCAACTCTATGTCGAACTGACCAACCCGGTTCGGCCGTCGTTCCGTCTGGGTGACATGTTCTCGGTCAACGGCTTCCTCTATCGCGTGGTCCGGCGCAATGCCGCGGGCTGGGTCAAGTTCGAGCCTTCTGCCCGGGCGCCCATCCCGGCTGGCACCGTTCTCCAGACCAATCCGCCCCGATTCCGTGGCCGCTTCCTGGACGACATGCAGGGCCAGCGCACCCGCCAATACTTGAAATGGGGCCAGAGCATCACCGTCTCCTTTATCGAGGCTTTCGACCGATGACCCCAGAACTGGCTGCTTTCCTGGACAGCGATCCCGAGGTGGTGCCGCTGGTCCGGCTCTTTCACCTGAACTTCGGCTCGGTCGACTATTATCTGAACGAAACCGAGGTGCCCTTGACCTTCTCCGGCCAGACGTGGGCGCCGTGCTTTGGCTGGATCGTCGCTGATCCGCTGCGCGTCTCGGCCAATCCTTTCGACGCGAACCCGGCCCACTACACGGTCTGGAACGTCGGCAACAAGGAGGGCGAGGATCTGGCCCATGAGGCGCTGAATAATCCGGCATCATGGTCGGACAAACTGGTCAGGCAACTGTGGGCCGTTCGAGGATTTCCGAACGACGCCATCGTGGTGCATGTCGGCCGCATTGTCGATGTGAAGCCGCGCGAGGCCGAGGGGTTGGCCCAGATCAGGATCAGGGCCGAAACCATCGCCGCAGCGCGGAACTTCACGCCGCTCGGCGAATATACCGATCGGGACCAGCAGCGCCGGCATCCCGGCGATCTGGGTTGCCAGTATGCGGCTTCCCTGGTCGGCAAGAAGATCAAGGGCTGGTTGGTTGGCTGACCTGGCCGCTTATGTCCAGCGCACGGCAGGATTGCCGTGGGCATGGGGCCGGCAGGACTGCACGATCTGGGTTGCCGACTGGTGCATCGAGCGATGGGGCGCCGATCCGGCTGAGCGGTTCCGGGGCCGCTACCGCAGCGAGCCAGAGGCCCGGGCGCTGACCGCGTCGGGATTGCTCGAAACGGTGGCGCCGGAGATCACTCTGCGCCGCAAGGCGGCCCCGGCCGAGGGCGATATCGGCGTGATCGAGTTTCGCGGCCGGAAAGTCTCGGCCATCTGGTCCGGCAGCCACTGGCTGTTCCGGACCCCGCGCGGCATCGCAATGGCGCGCGGCAAGGCAATCGCAATCTGGGGTGACTGAATGCCGGCGGTAGGATCCTGGCTCGTTGCCGTGTGGACCGGCGCGAGCGCGGCCGGCGCCGTGGGCGCGGCGCTTCTGAAAACGGCCGTCGCTCTGGCGGTCAATGCGGCGGTCTCCAAGGTCATGGCCCCGAAAGGTCCGCGCCCGCAGGAGCTGCAGACGGAATTGCGGTCCAGCAATGCGCAGCGTATCCGGCATCTTGGCCGGGTCCGCACCAGCGGTGCGACGATGTTCTGGGAATGGGCGCATGTCGGCGGGGAGCGTCGGCTGTTCAAGCTGCTGGCCGTCGCCGAGGGCGGCATGAACAACGTCCTGCAGTGGTATCTGGACGGCGAGCCGGTCGAGGTCGATGCCAACGGCTACGTCACCACCGAGCCATGGGACAAGGGCAATATTCGCCTGCGGTGGCGCAAGGGCATCCAGGGCGACCAGTGGGACGGCGGGGATTGGGCCGATCTGCGCGCGGCGTTCCCGAACCATTGGACCGTCGATCATCGGCTTCGGGGCGTCGGCACCATCCTGGCGACGTTCGACGCGGTCGACGGCGACGATATAGCCGATGTCTACTCGGGCGGGGAGCCAGAGGTTTCCGCGCTGATCGACGGCGCTACGGCCTATTGGGCCGTGGACGGGGCCGGGATCGTCGGACGCAACCCGGCGGTCCATCTGTCCGATATCATGGCCAATCCCGCCTATGGCGCGGTTGCCGCGGCCGATATCGATCTGGCGCGGCTTGCGACCGCCCGGGCTGATTGCAATGGCACCGAGCCGACGGCGGGCGGCACCAGGCCGCGCTACCAGTCCGGCATCAGCTATGCCCTTTCCGACGCGATCAAGGACACCGCCCAGAAGCTGCTGGACGCGATGGGCGGCCGGGCCTGGATTTCTCCGGAGGGCAAACTGGCGGTCGAAGCGGGAATGTGGCGCGCGCCGACGGTGACCATCGAGGAGCGGCATGTCGTCGAGATGGAATACGGGGCAGGGACAGAGCGCATCAATCGCGTGACCACCCTGGTCCCGACATACGTGGCGCCGCAGGTCCACTGGCAGGAGAACCCGGCCGATCCGGTGGATGACGCAGGGGCGATTGCACTTTGGGGAGAGGGGCAGCCGAAGGGTGTGGATCTTCTGGCAGTGCAACACCACGGGCAGGCCGCGCATCTCTGCAAGCAGATGCTGGCGCGCATGAACCCCCGGCGGCGGATGACGATCAAGCTGCGCGCCTTGGGGCTGCGGCTGGTTGGCGAACCCCGGGTGGCGGTGAACATTCCCCGCCTTGGCCTCGTCTCGACCGCGTTCTGGGTGGACAGCCTGAGTTTCGATGGGACCAACACCACGGTCGAGTTGATCGAGGCGGCGCCTGCGTCTTTCGACTGGACGGCAGCCGAAGAGGGTGAGCCGCCGGCCATAGCCGAAAAGGTCAACCACGGCGAGGCGGCTTTGGGCACCACCATCGACAGCGTCACCGTGGTGAGAACGGATGGCGATCCCTTCATCCGGATCGCTGGCTCTTTCACGGCCAGCCCGGGACTGATCCCGTTCGGCCAATACAAGCGGAGCGATCAATCCGGCCCCTGGACGGATATGATCCGGGAGGAGGTTGACAGCGGGTATTCGTTCCGCACGTCATCCTTGGGCGACCGGGTCGAATACGACGTGCGGACGTTCATTGTTGTGGGGTTCTCGTTGCATGGGGTTCCGCGGCCTCGTTCTCCCTATACGACGGTCAGCGGCATCGAAGTGTTCTCCAACACGACCGCGCCAGATGAGCCGGTGGTTTTCATGGAAAGCGGCACGGCCGGCGGAACCCTCACGGTCACCTTCCAGCCGGACCTCGGGGCCAATTACTATCGCACCGGGCTTTACCAGGCGGAGGCGGGCGCCGCCTTCGAGACGGCCGTTTTCGTGAAGTGGAGCTACGACACATCCTCGGATGTGACCATGGCCGCCCCTATCCCGGCGACGGGGGCGCGGTTCTGGCTGCGGTCCGAGAACAGGTCCGCGGTGCATTCCGACCCGGTCGAGGTCGGCAACTATCCAGCATAGGTGAAGAATGGTTACGACCACCAAGACGCCGGGTGCGATTTACCCGAATGGATCGGCTGTCGCGAAAGACGACGTTCAGTTGTGGATGAACGAGGTCGTCGGACAGGTGAACGCCGAACTGCTTGCGACCCTCACGAATGGCGGCAAGACCTTCCGCTCCCGCGACGATGCGGTTGCGTTCGGCCAGGCCGAGTTGCCGGCCAGAATCGGCATCGTAGTGACCCTCGAGGGCGGTGTAATCACCTGGCGCGCGCCATTCCAGAACGGCGACGATCCCTTGTTCGTTACCGCTCCATATTGGGGGGTCGTGGCGCGGGCCGATGTCGCATCTGCGCTCCGTGACGCTGGGGTCATGTCGCTCACCAATGTCGGCGGCACGGGAGACGCGATCACCGCCGAATTGCCCACCGCCGCGCTACGCAATGGCGTCACCACCACCTCTGGCACCTCGATCATCGAGATCGTTCCGGTCGCCACGAATACTGGCGCGACCGAGCCGACGCTCTCGATCGACGGCGGCGCGCCGGTGACCATCAAGAGCGAAACCGGCGCCGCCCTGACTGCTGGGCAACTGATCGGCGGCCGCTCCTACCTGCTGCGCCGGCGCGGCGGGGTTTGGCGCATTATCGGCGGCGGCGTCGTCATCGCCGATCTGCTGGCGCAGGGGAGCCTTCACAGCCTAGCGGTGCGTGACGCCGGCATCCTGCCCCTGACCAATGTCGGCGGCACGGGAGACGCGATCACCGCCGACCTGCTGCCTTCCATGGTCGATGCTGGCATAGCCAGCCTGAGCGCAGTCTCCGAGGTCGAATACATCCCGGCCGCGACCAACGATGCCGCGAACCCGAGCATTACCATCGCCGGGACTGCATATGGCATCCGCAATTCCGATGGCGGTGACTGGCCTGCTGGAGGCTTCGTGCCCGGCCGGTCCTATTTCCTGCGCAGGCGGTCGGGCCTGCTGCGCGTCGTCGGCGGGGATGCGACCCGCGGTGATCTGGATAGCGAAGCCGCCGCCCGCGCCGCCGATATCGCGGCGCTCACGACCGGCATCGCGGATGTGGCCAGCCGCATCGACGAGCCGTCCGAAACCGTGCAGACGGAGGATGTGCGCTGGATCGCCTGGGACGATCAAGGCCACGCGATGCTCGGATGGTCGGGCAGCGGCCTGCGCGTGCGGCTCGATGACTGGACCGTCGGGGATGTCGCGCCGCGCGTCCTGTCGGACCCGGGGATCGAGGTGGTGCAGCAGACCGACGACACTCTGGACGGCCGGGTGCTGGCGCGGGACGCTGCCGGCAATGCCCTGTGGATGTGGCGCGCCGGTCCCGACGGCGGGTTCGACGGCATCATGAGCCAGGCGTTCTGGGATCGGGGCCGCGAGGAGCTGAACCTGCAGGCGCAGCAGCTGTCCACGACTGCGATCCAGATCTGCAGCGTCACCGGCCAATCCCTGACGGTGGGCGGCAGCTATACGGCCGAGTTCACGCTGGGCCATGCCTCCAGCCTGATGTCCGAGGGCTGCCTGCAGATCGATGGTCTAGCCCGTGGCGATGGGATCGACATCGGCGATACGCTGGGACCGCGCAGCCAGGGCTACAGCACCAGCACGCCCGGCACCGGGCTGGAGCTCGGCCGGCCCGGCGCCGGCGCCAACGGCTTGCCGTTCTCGGTGTTCTCGATGCTCAATGCGCATCGAGCTGACGCGGGCGTGCCGCTGGTGCCGGTTGTAACCTCCGGACACGGGATCAGCGGCATCCCCATCGAGCAGATGGACGATGATCCCGCCACGGGTGCAAATGCCGACACCATCGCCTGGGACAATTTCACCTACTGGACTGCACAGGCCAAGGCGGTATCGGAGGCGGCCGGCCGGACCATCCTGCCGGGCTGGCACGTGATCAGCCACGGCACCAGCGCCCAGAACATGCCGCGCCATGCCTATGCCAATGCCTGGTGGGGCCTGCAGCAGGACAGCCTGGACTACCTGCGCTCCATCGGGCTGCCGCTGCCGCGCTACATCATCACCCAGCCCGGCGGCAACGCCAACATCACTAGCCAGCCCTGGGCGGTCTGCGACGACATCCTCGACATCTGCGAGCAGGGCGGCGCCATCCTCGGCACCGCCGAATACTGGTATCCCATCGCCGACAACAACGTCCATCCGGACGCCTACTGGACCGCGATCCTGGGCGAGACGATGGCCTGGGGCATCGCCGAGGTCGAGGCCGGCCGGCGCTGGACCATCACCCGGCCCAAGGTGCTGTCCAATGCCGGCGGCGTGCTGACCCTGCATTTCGACAGCCTGCGCGACGACGAGGTGCTGGAGATCGAGGCCGCCTCCAAATATGGAGGCCAGGGCATCGACGCGCATCTCGGTTTCGAGCTGACCGGGGGCGTCATCACCGCCAGCACCGTGCGCGGCCATGTCGTGGTGCTGCATTACACCGGCGCGCCCACGGCCGTGCGCTACGCCATGCAGTCGCAGGTGGTCACCGGCATCCCCGGCAACCAGTACACCGCCCATCGCGGCCTGCTGCGCACCTCGCTGACCAAACCGGCCAAGTCGGTGCCCGATCAGCGCCTGCTGGTGCGGCCCGTCCCCTCCTTCACCCTCAATCTGTGAGCTGATCCATGCGCATCAAATTCGATTTCACCGCCCCGGCCGGGACGCATTTTGGCTTGGTGAAAACCTTGGACGAGCTGCTGGCGGAGATCCCGTCCCCGGTCGACACCTGGGATGCCACCGCAGGCAGCGTCACGACCGAGGACGGGCGCGTCGCGGCCTGGACCGGCCAGCGCGGCCGGCAGTTCGTCCAGGCGACAGCCGGGCGGCGCCCGACCTATACCGGCAACGGCCTGCGCATGTTCAACGCCGCGGGCGATGCGGCCGAGGCGATCATGACGCTGGGGGGCGAGCAGATCGGCGCCGCCCCCGCGCTGACCATCGCCTGCAAGATCCGCATGTCCGCGTCCGCCCTGACGGCCGACAGCCAGTATATCTGGGCCTGTCCCTCCCCGCTGCACCGGCTCATGTATCGCTACACCAGCGGGAACAATTACATCAGGGCCCAGGTGCTCGCCACCAGCAACAACCTCGACCGCGACGTGCCGGCGGCCGTGACGGATATCGGTGCCGTCTATGTCGCCTCCGGCTCCGACTACACGCTGCACGTCGCAGGCGCCGGATCGATCACGTTTGCCGGATCGGAGGGCGCCAATCTGCCGAGCCTGATCCTCGGCGGCCTCTCGACCACCTCGCCCTCGCTGCGGGGATGGATGCAGCGCGTCGGCGTCTGGCGGCACGTCCCGACGACTGCCCAGCTCGACGCCATTCTCAAATGGGTAGGGTAAGCGCAATGGACGGACGCCTGCCCGCTGCGCTCTTGAGGGTTGATGACCATCTTTTCGACGAACATCACCCCTTTACATTGATCGTGAAAGGAACCTCTCTATCGTGCAGCGAGAAGCTTAGGGAGTATGTTTGGCCGGGAATCACGAGAGAGCTCCAGCCCCATGAAGCGACTTATCACCTTACCCCTGCTGCCGCAGAACCCAGCATCGAATAGTATCGATTTCGCCGGCCTATTTGGCGGACCTCTCGTCTCGGTGCCCGTCAGGCCACTCGCCCCAGCGTCGACTTGCTACTGGGCCGCGACCAGGGTCGCAGAAAAATGGGGTGGGGAGGTGGTCTGCGGATACCTGGTCTCGATCCTCCCCGGCATTATGATTGAGGGCGTTCACCACGCCATAGTCCGCCTCACGGATGGGACATTGGTGGATGTGACGCAATATGAGCAATGCGCGACGGATAGTGTCGGGTTTGTTCCTGATGGCTCGGCTTGTCCTACCTTGGAAAAGCCGCCTTATCTAAGCAATAGGTGGATTGTTCTGGGTTATGAGGACCTGGTGGCAAAGGTGATCGAGGCGCACGAAGCGGCATGTATCGCGCAGCGCCGACGGGCGGATGCTGCAGCGCGCCTCGGGCACATTTTCGACCCGTTTGCGCCGCCCGCCGCCCGCGAGATCGCGACCTCGGATCCAGAGCTTGTCGTTGCCGCTCTTAACGAGCGAGTTGCGATCAGGTCATTCCATAGGTCCATCAAGGCTCTGACCGTCGCGGCCTATAACGATCCTGAGCAAGCCAAGGCGCGTGCCGTCGCGACAAATCCCGGCCAGTGATCACCTTAATTGCAGGACGCACAACCCCGCTTCGGCGGGGGCTTTCATCACCAACGGAGACGGAATGTCTGCCCCGATCAACCCGCTTCGTGCGGGATTTTTTATCCGTAACCGCATGGAGACAGGAGAATGACCATAGTGCCTTCGGTGGATAACAGGATCAGCATGGGAAACATGATCGTTCTGGGGGGCATGCTGGCGTCGGTGGCGGTTGCCTGGGGGGCATGGACCACGAACACCAGCGCGCTGATGTCGAAAATGTCCGATCAGTCGGCGCAGATCGCCGCCAGCGAGGCACGCATCCGGGCGCTGGAGACGGCGACCGCGCGTCAGGATGAGCGCATGGTGCTGATCCTCGACAGCCTCCGGAAGATCGAGGCGCGGGTTGAGCGGGGTCCGCATCCCTGACGGTGTGGCCGCCAGCCCAGCAAACAGGCCCCGGAATAGCGTCCGAAATCGTGCTCCGGGGCCTGCCTGTTCGCGATACTCGGAACGGGTCGAAGGTGGGACAGTTGCCATGCCCCTGTCAACGGCACGGCGCGGGACGGTTCCCCACCTTCCGAAGTGCCGCGCGCCAATCCATCAACTTGAACGAGAATTTCTGGCCCCGGCGCCGAGATGCATTGCCGCCGGGGCCGGCCTGCCGGGGTTCAGGGTCCGGCGGGCCCCGCGCACGCTAAGCCTGAAGGATCGATTGTCAAGGGCGGGCCACCCTCGTGTCGTGTGCGATCAGTCTTTGTCAACCGTAACGCCCAACTCGGCCCCCAGCCCCTCCAGCGCGGCAATCGTCGCGTCGTAGCTGTTCCCGGCCTTCGGGAACCGCGCCTTGCGGCTGCGATACCAGCGCAGCCATTTCGGCAACTCGTCCAACGGGTAGGTGGCCGACCAGATCTCGCCAGTCAGCGTGAAGGTGGTTTCGTCATGCGTCGCTTTCATGGCGGCGTTTTGCGGCGGGGCGCGGTCGGCTGCAAGGGGTGCCTGGAGAACGCTCGGGACCAAACCCAGACCAAAACTATACCGATCAGTTCAGAATCGGGACCGAACCGCGAATGAACGCGGAACATCCCGGCCACAACGCCCCGCCATCGCGCGGGGCTTCTTCACATCATGGAGAAACGCATGATCCCAGCAGGGTTTAAGGGCCGCGCGTCGCGGCTCACCGATATCGACGTGGCCCGCGTAGGGCGCCTGATCGGCGCCGGCGAGGATGAAATCCGTGCAGTGATCGAGGTCGAGACCTCGGGTGGCGGCTTCGACAGTCACGGCCGGCCGAAGATGCTTTTCGAGCCGCATGTGTTCTGGCGCGAACTGGGTGCCGGTCCGAAGCGCACCAGGGCCGAGGCGCAGGGTCTGGCCTATCAGCGGTGGGGCACCGCACCCTATCCCAGGGATAGCTATCCGCGCCTGACGCTTGCCATGGGCATCGACATCAACGCAGCGCTGCGCTCGGCCAGCTGGGGCTTGGGGCAGATCCTCGGCGGCAACCACAAGGCTGCGGGTTATCCGACGCCGGGCGATATGGTCGCGGCATTCTGTGACAACGAGACCGCGCACCTAGAGGCGATGATCAGCTTCATCATCTCCGAGGGTCTCGATGATGAGCTGCGCCGGCATGACTGGTCCGGCTTCGCCCGCGGCTATAACGGGGCGGGCTACGCCACGCATGGCTATCACACCAAGCTCGCGGTCGCTTTCAAGCGCTGGCAGGCAATCCCCGACGCGCTGGCGCCTGCCTGCCCGAAAATTGGCCTCGGCAGTCGAGGGAATGCAGTGCGCCACGCCCAGCAACGCCTGACCGATCTCGGCTTCGACACCAAGGGCGTGGACGGCATCTTTGGCGCAAACACCCGCGCCGCTACCGTCGCCTTCCAGAAAGCCGCCGGCCTCGCGCGCGACGGCATCATTGGGCCCAAGACCTGGGCTGTGCTTCTCAAGGAGAACTGATCCATGAATTCCGTTTTCGTTCGCATGGCGATCTACATCCTGTCGCCGCTGCTCACCATGCTGGCCGGCCTGCTGGGCGGCTGGGGCGTCTCCTATGACGCCACCTCGCATGTGCTGTCGATCAATGTAGAGGCGGTGATCGGCGCTGCTGTTGCAGCTGCCGGTCTGTCGGGCGCGGTCTTTGCGAGGTGGGGGGTGAGGTAGTGCGCGCCCTATGAGGCCGCGCTGGCCGCGTCTCTGGTGGCCGGCCTCACGGTCGGCGCCACCCTCGTGGCGGCCGTGCTGATCACGGCCCGGCCAATGGGGGCGCCGTGCTGTGCTTCATAAATCACCGATATCCTCACAACATTCGTGCGTCGTGCAGAAGATCGGCAAAAACCTGCCGGTGTGCGCGTCAGGATTCGGCATCTATTTGTCTCCATGCTAGCCTCCCCACATCAGTCAGGTGGAGGGTGAAGAGATGGGGCAAAAATTCGTTCCCGAACTACATGACCCGGAATACCGGCAGACTGAGGGACAGAAGTTCGAGAAGCTGACGGACGATGAAGCTAAGAGCTTGTTTGATGCCATGGTGGCGAGGCTCGACGCTGAAGAGCGGTCTGATCTCCGCCATAATTGACCTGCGCCCCGCCTCGGTTCGCCGGGGCGGGGCTTTTTCGTGTTAAGGGCGCTTCAAGCCGCTCTGGTCTCCACGTCAGTGGTCCATCATCACCGTGCCTCGTCCGAGCGTCGTTTCTGGAACCGCCCATCCATTGTGGCGTTACAGAGGCATACCGCGCCAAGCGGTGAGTTTTGTGGAGGAACTATCTGATGAAAACATTGCAGGACGCGTTCGAGCATACTTTGCAGGATATCTACTGGGCAGAGAACGCCTTGTCCAAGTCCTTGCCCAAGGTCTCCAAATCCGCAAACAACGCCGAGCTAAAGACAGCAATTGACGGCCATCTCAAGGAAACCAAAGGACACATTAAGACCCTGGAGGCGGTTTTCAAGTCAATCGGGCAGGAGGCCAAAGGGGAAAAATGCGACGCCATGGACGGCCTGCTGAAGGAGACCGATGGCCTGATTGAAGAGGCTTCGGGCCATGCTTTGGATGTGGCGCTGATCGGAGCAGCCCAAGCGGTCGAACACTACGAGATCGCACGTTATGGCACGTTGCGCGAATGGGCCAAGGTTCTGGGCCATGACGAGGCGCACACGTTGCTTACATCCATCCTGGACGAGGAAAAAGCTGCGAACGCAAAACTGACTGCCCTTGCGGTAACCGCCGTGAATGAGGCCAAGCAACCCTCCAAGAAATAAGCGTTGCTCTTTTGTGACTTAGGTTGTTGAGCCTGCTAGCTAACGGATACAGCACGACAGTTCACCGTCTCGCCTCGGCTCGAACGAGGCGGGACAGGTCCCTACGGCAGCGTGATCACCGAGCATCTAGACACAATTGTTCTCTTCATGTCCTCCTTTGGGGGTTGAGAATCAGGAGGCTGTCATGATGATCATCGGTAACGTTCTGGCGGTCGAGCCAGATGACAGCATGGAGGCGCATGTGCGCCGCTATCTCGCATTCCGGTTTCCCGGGCATGCCGCGGTTGACCTACGCGGCGAGGACGAGATATGGACGGCGCGGCTGCACTCGGCCGAGGCCGGAGACGCCGAAGTCACGATCAAGGCCGATCTGATCGAGGATGATCTGTATCTGGCCTTCGACATCCTCGACATGGCGGCGTGAGTGCCTGCCTCGGTAACGCGATGAAATTGCGGGTGTGATCGAGGATGCTTACGACATGCTACGCAACTCTGTGGTCGTCGGCGGGGTGCGGCGCGAATGGGGCGGCGAGTGGTCTTGGGACATCTATACCGAGCCCAAGGAACGGGGCTGGGGTGTCACCTATGACGTCGCCACCCATATGCTGTCGATCAATGTAGAGGCGGTGATCGGCGCCGCGGTCGCGGCCGCAGGCCTCTCCGGCGCGATCTTTGCGAGATGGGGGGAGGTAGTTGCCGGCATCTTGAGCGCGTCGATAAAAAAGGGCCACGGATTCCTCCGTGACCCCTGGAAGCTGCTATGAATCTGCGATCAGCAGACCATGGAGCGATGGTGCTGAATGTGACGGACTGCTAGTTTGCGCGCCTTGCGGCCGGACGGCAGGAGGCGTGCGGGCGCAGGTACGAATTCCTCCTCCCGGAGTTCCGGGAAAAGGGAGAAGATCTCTTCGCGTGCGGCCGGGCCCACCGTTTTAAGCGCCTGGGCACCGGTGTAGAGAGACTCAGTGGCGGCCCCGTTGGAGTTCACTACTTCGTGCCGATCAAAGAGGAAGTGGAAATATTCCACGCTGTCGATATCCTTGGCGATATCCACACCTTCGATCTGGAGCAGCTGCTTGGCTGCGACCAGGACTTCCATGGCGCCGAACATCTTCTGCGCCACTTTCGACCGGACGAGAACCCGGTGCTGCGGCGACACGAGAAGATCGGTGGAAGGGGTTTTTCTGCCAAGAGCGCCGGCCTTGATGCGGATTGGCAGCAGCTTCGGCTTGGCTTTCAACACTGCGGCGGAGAGCTTTACGGAGCCAATCCAACGGATGGGCTGATAGCCATTGTCCCGCGTTGCAATCAGGTCGCCGACCTTGAGATCCTCGACCGCCACGAAACCCCTTTCGGTTTCAATAAGTGTTCCGGAAGCGAAGCAGATGACTTCGTCGTCGGTCAACTCCAGCGTGCCGTTGGGGTCATGCTCCATCGTTACGATGGCCGTGTTGGCGGTGGACTGGATCAGATCGGCGGATCCCCGGATGAGGCCGGCAGCCACCGGTCCGGCTATCGGGATACCCTCAACTGCCGCCGCCAGTTGTTCGGCAATGTCCGAAATGGGCCCCGTCACGGAAACGGTCTGACCGGCGACCGTGATCGAAGCTGTGACCGACAGATGGTCGTCGTCCAGCGGCTCGTCGCTCACGAAATAATAAGAGCCATCGGCTTCCATCAGGTGACCGCTGATCGGATTCACCTGCAACCCGATGGTTGACAAGCCCGGAATGCCGACAGACGCCGCGGCGTTCTGGACCGTGGTAGATCCAAGATAGGTGCCCGTACCGGTGAGAGGATTGCCTTCAGCATCCACCGGCGTGATGTTGTCGCCGTTGCTGAGCGTCGTGGCGCCGTTGGCGTCAACGTCATACTGCGCGAACTCCTGGGAGGATTCGAACGCGTTGAGCAGTGACGTGTCGGGAACGAAGGCAACGACGCCATCAAGGCCCACGGTGATGAGGTTTGAGGGGATCTCGGTAATATAAGGCATGAATGCCACCTTTTGTCAGACCGCCGCCAACCTGGCCGGTCGATAGGTTGAAAAGGAAACCGGGACACCGAGCAATTTACATTGCACGCTTGAAAAAGAAGCGCGGCACTCTATCTATGGACGATTCTTCGCTGGCGATCAAATAAAATCACAGTCGCGTGCGTATTTCTTGTGCAGCTGACTCTGAACTGAACGATGCAAGGACGCGCTCGGGCTCCGGAAGCCATCATCATCGTAGCCGCCCATTAGCTTGGTGCTGGCGGTGCAATTTTGTCGAGCCATTTCCAGCCTGCCCATTTGTCACCCGTCGCTCGCAGGTGGCTGTAGCGCTGCAAGCTGGGCCAGCTCCTGTGTCCCGACACACTGGCAGCTTGGGGGATGGTCTTGCCCATCTCGAAAAGCCGCGACACGCCTTCGTGGCGTAGATCGTGAAAATGCAGGTCCTTGATGCCAAGCAGCTTGCATGCCCTGGTGAACGCGGTACTCACCGCATCGGTTGTGTAGGGGAAGATGCGGCTGCTCTCGGCCGGCATGGTCTTGACGATACGCTCGGCCTCTGGCGGCAGGTCAACCCAGATGTCGTTGCCTTCCTTCTCGCCTGGGTGCTTCATGTCGCGCACCAGGACGCGGCCGGCTTCGAGATCCGCCCAGGTGATGCTCACGATTTCCTCCTGACGGCGGGTCGAGAAGATCGCGAAGGCGCAGACCTTGTGCATGGGAAGCGCGCGGCCTTTGCGCCAGCGGTCCTCGAAATGCGCCATCAGCTTGTTCATCTCCTCAAGGGTGGGGCGCCGGTCGCGCTTCTTGGATTTGCCTATCAGCCCAAGGTTCTTGCACACGGTCGTCGCGGCGCGCATCTCGGCCGGGTCCAGCGGAATCTTCCATGCCGGCTCTGCGATGGCGAAGATCGCCGATAGGTGGGACAGATAGTTGCCGATCGTCTGGGGTTGGCGCCCACCGTCGAAAAGCTCCTGCGCGAACTCGACGAGCTTTTGCGAAGTTACGGCGGCGCAGGGCAGGGAGGCTATTTCGAAGGACTTGATGGACTTCAGCACCTGCGCCTTGGTCTTGCCGATTTGCTTTGTCGACGTCCTGGCATATGTGTCGATCGCCTCGGCCAACGTGGCGCCGCCGGTGCGCTGGCGTTCCATCTTCTCGAACCCGCCTGGCTTCTTTAGCTCAGCTTCCTTACGGCGCAGCCATGCCTCGGCTGCCGACCTCCTCTCGAAGGTGGAGGACGCGGAGGCCTTCTTGCCATCTCGCATTATCCGGACCTGTGCGGTATAGACGATCGAGCCGTCTTTGAGGCGGCGCTCGGTGATCGTTCCCAT